ATGTGCCTACTAAGAGTTCGTTTGGTATTACTCTTCAACCTGTTTACAGCAGAGATAGCATTCGTAAATTTAGTTTAGATATGTTTGTCACGGGTGGTTATCTTAACAGTGGCGTAGGATATATTTAATATGATAGCAAAATACAGCAATACTAGTCCGTGGTATAAAACAAAAACAAAACAAGATTACTTAGATATATTAACTATTCGTCCTGTTAGTTCAGAAGTAGATGATTTTTTATACACAATTCAAGCACAGTACACGTATCGCCCGGATTTACTAGCATATGACTTATATGGTGACGCAGGTTTATGGTGGGTGTTTATTCAACGGAACTTAGATGTGCTTTGCGATCCGATATTTGATTTTACAGCAGGCACTAAAATATATGTTCCAAAAAATTCAAAATTAAGAGAGGCGTTAGGTATATAATGGCAGGAGCAACTACAGCGTCATCAGTGGCAACTACTGTTTTAACAGGCATAGGTGCAGCAACAGGAGTTGCTGCAGCAATTGACAGCACTATTAGTGCAGTTACCTCTGCATTTAAAGAAATTGCACCGCAAAAATTTCCAATTGCTAATGCACTTCACGGTTATGCAACATATGACTACGTGCTCGGCATAGGATCGTTAACAGCAGAAGACTGTAACTATCCAGATTCGACGTATTTGTCAGGAAAAAGAATTCCGCTAATTTGCAAATCGGCAAATGCTGATCCGACTAATCGTGTAAACACACCTTATGGCAAGTTTGACTTTTTTGTTGAAGATTTACAATTAGATAGCCAAATAGGTTTGCAATTTGGCTTTAACACAAATGTTTCATCTATTTCTTTTAAAGTTAGAGAACCGTTTAGTATGGGATTGTTTATGATTTCTATCCAGCAAGCTGCTCAAGAGCAAGGATGGAACGCTTGGCGAGATGCCCCGTTTTTATTAACTATTGATTTTAGAGGTAATAAAGAAAATGGTTCGATGGTACCAATTCCTGGTTTAGAAAAACGCATACCGTTCATGTTTAATGAGATTAACATGTCAGTTGATGCAAGCGGAAGTTCATACACTGTAACTGCACAACCGTATAATCAATTAGGGTTAAGCGATGAGCATGCAACATTAAAAACTGACGTTTCGATAAAAGGTACAACTGTGCAAGAAACATTGCAAACAGGTGAAAAAAGTTTGCAATCAGTTATTAATAAACGATTAAAATCATTACAAGATAAAAAAATTGTAGCTGTCCCGGATGAGATTCTAATTTTATTTCCAATAGACACTTCGTCTGAAGCTACTGGCGGCGGATCTGGTAACACTGAAAATAAAGATGGTGCAACTACTGATGCAACGCAACAAGCATTATTTGACAAAATTGGTGTGTCTCGAAACAAAGATACTCAATCATTAGAACAAGATCCTAAGAATTGTAATGATTTAGGTAAAGCAAAGTTAGGATTTGATGAAAAACGAAAAGGTGACGCTCCGGTTGGAAAAGATAATGTAGTGTACGATGACAAATTAAAAGTTAATGTGCGTGCAAACAACACTATCAATGCCGCAGAAAGTGATTTTAGATTTAGACAAGATACAGATATTCCAAATGCAATTAATCAAGTTATTTTACAAAGTAATTTTGTAACTGATGCATTTAACCCAGATAATTTAAGTCCAGAAGGGTACATAGGATGGTGGAGGATTGATATTCAAACTTATATTATTCCTAACACAGACAATATGAAATCAACTGGAACCTATCCCAAGTTAATAGTTTACCGGGTAGTACCGTACGATGTACATTCTAGTAAAATGGCTCCGCCTAATGCACAAGTTCCCGGGTTTGATAATTTAGCACAACAGGCAGTTAAAGAATACAATTACATTTACACTGGTAAAAATGTTGACATTTTAAATTTTGATATTAAGATTAACAACGGATTTCAGACAATTATGGCCGCCGACGGATTACAAGACGGTGGAGATGTTAAAGACTCAGAAATTGGAAATGTTAAACCAAAAGGTGGGTCGCCTCTTGCCGAAGGGTTTGAACCTGAACAAGAATTAGGTGTTGGCTCGACAGTTGTAAAGTATATTGGAACATTAACCGGTTCTGACAAGATGGGTGGTGGTGGCACAGAAACAAAAGGCACTCGCGCTGCTAGATTCTTTATGGATTCAGTTACGTCAGGACTTGACATGTACAATATAAAATTAAAAATAGTAGGTGATCCGTATTTTGTTGTACAAAGTGGCATGGGTAATTACACTGCAAGTTCTACGCAATACAGTAATTTAACAACTGACGGGTCAGTAAATTATCAAAACGGCGAAGTTGTTATTAAAATATTTTTTAGAACTCCGATTGACATTAATCAAACAACTGGAATGTATTCTTTTGGTGCTGCTACTGTGCCGTTGATGCAGTTTAACGGTCTTTACAATGTTACTACTGTCAAAAGTTCGTTTAACGGCGGGCAATTTACACAAGAACTTGATGCATACAGATTACCAATGCAAGAAGGAACAAACATTGCTCCGAGTGGCACGTTTAACGTGGCAAACCTAGCATCGGGAGTTGTTGATGCAGCAGCAAAACTAGCAAGCGATGCTGTAGGTGCAGTAACAGACGCAGTAACAAGCGTAGTTAGCAAAGTATTATAGGTAAGATAATGAGTGACAGAAATTTAAACCAGGGTGGAGTTATTTCATCATCGGGATCAAAACCAGAACCAGGCCCGTTCTTAGCAACAGTAGTAAGCCATCAAGACGGAACATACATGGGCATACTTGAAGTCGAACTTGATCGACCAACAGGTGGAACAAGTAAAGAGGGAGAATTGCATCGTGTTAATTATATGAGTCCATTTGGCGGAATAACAAGTAAAGAATTTGTTGCCGAAGATCCGAATGATTATAATAATACCCAAAAGAGCTACGGTTTTTGGATGGTTCCACCCGATGTCGGGTCAAAAGTAATTGTATTTTTTATTAACGGTGATCCAAAATACGGTTACTGGATAGGTTGTGTGTTTGAAGAAAATAAAAATTTTATGATTCCTGGACTTGCTGCAACAGAATATGTGCTTGACAGTAAACAACGAAGACCAGTTGCTGAATTTAATGCTAAAGTTAATACCGCAACATCTGATCCTTCAAAATTTAAAAAACCTGCGCATCCATTTGCTGCAGTTTTAGAGAATCAGGGTAATCTTGGCTTAAATGATGGCGGCTTATTGTACGATGACACTCGCGGTATTACTACTAGCAGCGCAAGACGTGAAACGCCTAGTATGGTATTTGGAATATCGACTCCCGGGCCACTTGATAAAAGATCAGGTGCAAAAACAGGTCCAATTGGTAAGGAAGAACATAAAATTCCAAATGCGTTTGTGAGTAGATTAGGTGGTAGTACTTTTGTCATGGATGACGGTGATGACAAGTTCCTTCGTAAGAAAAAACCAAGTGAAGCCGGGCCGGAATACATGGCGATCGAACAAGGTGAAACCGGCGGAGATGTAACAATACCACATAACGAGCTTGTTAGAATTCGCACACGTACTGGCCATCAAATTTTGTTACACAACAGTGAAGATTTAATTTACATTACTAATTCTAGAGGTACTGCGTGGATTGAAATGACCAGTAACGGAAAAATTGATGTGTATGCATCTGATAGTATTAGTTTTAGGTCGGATGTAGATATTAATTTTAGTGCTGCTCGAGATATAAATTTACATGCAGGTTCAGATACTAAGGATAAAACAGTAGGAAAATTTACTGCAGACACTGACGGATGGGTCAATATTACAGCTAGGCGAAATGTGAAAATTACTGCAACTTTTGGTGATTTAGAAGTTCTTGCAGATGCAGGTAGCGGAAAAATCACAGTTAAAAATGATTTAAATTTAAAAAGTAGTCATCATATAGAAACTGCTGGAAAAATTGATATGAATGGCCCGGCTGCAGCAGTTGCAACAAAAGCATACATTCCTATTAGAGTACCGACGCAAGAACCATATAGCGGCCATGAAAATTTAGATCCTACTAAAGTTATTCCTGTGCAAACAAAAGCCAGTGATCCCAGTGCCAGTCGATCAAATGCTATTCCAGACTTCTTTAAAAAATACACAACAAAAACAGATACTTTTGCTAAAGTCAAAGGTGAGGAGAAAAAGAAATGAGCGCAAACTCAAACCTTTATCATAGAATTTCATTGCCGGCAGTTGCGATTAAAACAGGTGATATTACACCAAAAATGTATAAAGGATTTAGTACAGTTAACACTACATCAGAAAATTTTAGTTTGTTTGATATTGAATTAGTCAAACAGGATTTACTTAATCATTTTTACATTAGACAAGGTGAACGATTAATGCAGCCTAGCTTCGGTACAATAATTTGGGACGTGCTATTTGAGCCAATGACAGAGCAGGTTAAAGAATTAATTTTGCAAGATGTTAATAAAATTATTAATTATGATCCTCGAATTTATGCATCTGAAGTAGTGGTTACTGCATACGAAACTGGAATACAAATTGAATGTTCGTTGCAATTTAATCCGTATAATATTTCCCAATCAATGAAATTACGATTTGATCAAACTAGTGGCTTGCTAATACAATAAAGTACACACATAATTTTATTCAATAAATACACTTATTAGGATAAACCATGAGTGCAATAGATAGACAAAATAGATTATTAGTAGC